ATTTATCTCTAATTTTTTTATCAACATTCTCAGATACTTTGTACAGCTTACATTCTTCTTCAGTTAAAAGATGTCCGACACCACATGTAGGCTTGCCTAGTGTATCAAGGTACACATGATCTATGTTACCTTCTCTAAGTTCAAGGTGTTCTAAAAAATGTTTGTACATTAGTTGTCTTCTAACTCAATTAAATAATTTTCAAAATCTTCAACAATAATAGGCATTGCTTGTAATAATTCTTTTTCAACTTGTTTAGGATTTTTAAAACGACTTGCGTATCTTCCAATTCTAAATTTTACTTGATCAGTTAATTTTTTATCATTAAAATTACCGCCTGCTAATTTATGTTGTAATCCGTGTGCTAATATTTCTTCTGTTAAAGGAGAAAAGAAATTTCTACCATATTTTTTTAAATCTTTAGGTAATTTTTCTCTTAATCTTTTTTCTCTTTGTTTTGTATATCCTGATCGTTCATCAGCTCGATGTATAATTTCATGTACTTGAGTAAACTCTGGTTGATTTTTAGGATCAATTTTAATACCAAATCCTGTTACGTCTTTATACATAATTTTATCTGTATTAGGATTATAAGTTCCGAGTGTTTCAGGATTAAATAATCTAGTTGACCCTTTTATTCCAAGTTCTTCTGTATTTAACATTTTTCCACTTCCTTCTGAAGCTAATGGACGTAACCCATACCTATCAATTAATTCATTTCCAGTTGTAGAAATAAATCTAGGATCACGATATCCTTCTCCCATCATTTGATTCATTTGAGCTTCTTTTGATACTAGTCTATTTTTACTTATAAAGTCTTCAAGTTCTTGTAGTTTTTCTTTATATTCTTTTGTGCTGCCATCAGCAAATCCTACTCTACCACCATCAGATAATCCTAATGCTTTCATTCCTGCTTTTAACCCACTAAAAATTTCTTTAGAAGGAGTCTCAGTATACTTAGGATTAACAGCTTCTCTTGCAAGCCCTGCTTCGTCTTGCATTAATTTATGTTCTCTTCTTGCTGCTACATTAGCAGGATGATTTTCTCTTGGACCATCAAAGTTTTTATCATATCCTTTAATAACTCCAGTTTCCATTTCAACTTCATATTTTTTTCTAAGTTCTTCTGGAGTAAAGAAACCACCTCGTCTGTCATAACTTGGTAAGTTATAAATTTTTCCTTTATATTCAACTCCAATTACATTTGCAGTTACTACATTTCCATTAATATCTTGAAAAGCTTCTTTATTTTGAATTGTATCTCTATGGTACTGTTGATTAAATGTTAAGGGTTTACTACCATCTCGTAACCCAATTCTTTTTTTATAAATATTTGTATATGGCTTCCCAGTAAAAGGATTTATAGGCTCTGCATTTGCTTGAGTTTCATAACTTTGATCACTCATAACATCCTCTCTTTCAGCAGGCACTTCAGAAGCAAAAGGAACTGGATAGTCTTTTGATACTGCTGCCCCATCTACGAAGTTACGTCTACCTTGTAAAGTTTCTACTGCTTCTTTTTGAGCTTCTTGTCTTTCTTCTGGTAATTCATATTCTAAATCATATGTGGGTAAATAGCTTAATTTTGTATTTAATGTTTGATATTTTTCTTTAAAAGTAGGATCAAGAGCTTGGGCTTTTTTAATTTGATTTTCAGTTAATCTTAAACCTTGAAAAGAATTTGTTGAGCTTAATAAAAAGTCTCTTTGATCAGAATTAAGACCGGCTTGACCTAATCGATCATTAACAAGTTTTCTAATTTCTTGTTCGTCAACATTAAAAACACGGGCTGCTTTAATAGCTTTGGCAAGTTTCGTATAGCTTCTATAATATACTCTATTAGCTTTAATTAACTCACTCATTTGATCTTCTGGAGTAGCTGCTTTTCCAGTTACGATTTGTTTAATCTCTGTAGAATCATCTATAAAATCTTTCATTTTAAAAAAGAGATTAGTTGTTAAAGCTTTATTATCAACTTTATAAAATCTTTGTCCTGTTATTTTAGAAATTAATTCTTCCGCAGCATCAATATCTCCTGATTTAAGTTTTTCAGATTTTTCTCCTACTGTATAACTAAAGCCTTCTTTTAATGCTCTAGGTACTAACACTTTAGAAATAAATTTACCAATAGCAAAAGCATTTTCAGTAAACGAAAATTGTGGATTATACCCTTCAATAAAATTTCCATTTTCATCTTTACCATCCAACGCTTCTATAATCTGTCCTGATAGTAAAGGTTGATCAACAAAAGGTTCTGAAAATGTTCTTATCGCTTCTAATAGTGCTTTACCATACAGTTGATCTATTTCTTCAATAGGAGTTTCTGGATCAAAAATAACATTCGTAGCACTTGTTAAGACAGTTAAAATAGGAGCATCTGGATCAGAAAAAGTTGAATCTGCAAACATTAAATTTCCTAAATTATCTCTTTTATATATGAGCGTTCCATTTTTAGACCAATAAGGAACTGCTAAATCTTTTAAAGTTTCTTCTTCTTCATCTGTTACACCATAAGCATGTTTAGTATACGTGTTTAAACCTTGTGCTCCGGCATATCCCACAGCAAGTTTACTTCCAAGTCTTTGATAGCCTCGTTCCATAAGTTCAGGATTTCCTGAATTAATTTCTTCGAAACCTCTTCGTAATGTATGATAGTTATTTCTCCATCTTTCTGCAACAAATGAATAAAAATTACCAAATAGTGGAATCTGTCTAATTTCTCTAGCCCCTAATGGAACTAAGTCATATGTAGGAAATGTATTTCGGATAACAGTAGCAGCTTCTTTTTCTAATTCTTCAAGTGATCTGTTTGGAAAAGCTTTACGTAAGACTTGTAGTTCTTTTTGAAATGCTGCTATTCTCCACAAATCATCTTCTGCTACGTATGTTTTATTAACCTTGTCATTAACCGCAGATATTAGCTTTTTAGTATCTTGGGCAAAAGCAACACTAGCAAATTTATTATCTAAATCTTTAACCCAATCGGCTTTTGTTGTAGCATCATTAATAATATTTTTAAATTCCCCAACCCGTACATTTTGATTAACTAATCCTAGTCTTTGATATTTATTATATAACTCCGTTAAAGCTTCATCTTTGTTTTCAGCTTTTCGATATAACTCATTTGTTAGTAATTTAAAAGAATCTCGTGTTTCTGTATCAAAAGGATTTAGCCCATTTGATGCCATTATAATTCCACCACCAATAGTATTACGAGCGTGAGTTGTTAAACTATAAACAGTAGCAAAAGCTTGACCATAGCCTTTGAGCATTAATAATTCTCTAAATACTGGTATTCCTGTGAATCTTTCTAAAATATTTGGGTTGGCTTTATTAAAAAACTCTGCAATTCTATCTGTTGTTTGTAAACCATTTAAAGTTAGAAATTTTTCTCCGTCAATTGTAGCTGCATATCTTTCTTTAGATGCAGGTAAAGCTACGTTTTCATCAAAAAACCATTTTCCATATCCTTGTTTATATAAATCATCATACATTTTTGCATCTGTAATATAATGACTTAAAGTTTCTAATGTTGTAAAAACTGATGCAGGAGTATCTTGAGCAGTTCGTTCACCAAAAAGTTTTTGTAAAGGCTCATCAATTTCTTTTCTAGTTTGAAAAATAATATCTGCTTGTTTTAATCCAAAAACTTTATCTAAATAATTTAAAGTGTTTTTTCCTTGAGGATTATCTAAAATATTTGTAATAATAGTTTCAGCTTGATTTCTAAAGTCTTGTGCAGTTCTAGGAACTGGATCATCCTTAAATAAATCTATTTGTAATCCTGTGTTTCGTTGTAGCTTTGCAGCAACACTTTCTATTGCTTCTTCAATAACCGATTCACTTGGACGATATTTTGGATTCTCAAATAACTCATAGCTTTTTCTTAAATATGATCCTAGATTTAATCTAATAATTCTTTTAGTTTCTTCTGGAATTGATTGAGTTTCTAATAACCTACTACTTAATTCGTCTATATCATTTCTAGCTTGTTGTGCTAATGGTTGTAGTTTTTTAGGTAAATTTTTTAATTTAATTTTACCAATCATATAATCTTCAAACAATAAATCTAATTCATTTTTAGAAAGCTTTCCTTCTTTAGCAATTTTTTGTAAACGTAAAGTTAAATTAGTAAAGAGCTGTGTAGCTTCTCTAGACTGGGCAACTTTTGCATACTCAGTATCTTTTAATATACTATGCATTTCTGCACTATAGTACCCTCTAGAGGTAAAGTATTTTCTTCGAGTATCTCTAAGTAGATTTACAACACCTCTAGTAATATTTCTAGTTGGACCAGTTACAGGTACAAATACATCATCATCTAATCTATCTTTCGGTAAGACTTGTTGTATTCTATTTTGTAAAGGTGCAAGAAACCTTTTAAATTTAGCTGCAGTCTCAGGATTTTTTTTGACTTTTTGCAAAATATTAGAAAGTTTTTCTTTAGTAAATGTAAAAGGCTTTCCTCCATATTTTAAAGCCCCTCCTATTAATGTACTAAATACTGCTCCATCTAATAATAAACTTAATCGTTTTTGAGCAACACTACTATTATCATCTGCATCTAAATAATTAAATATGTCCGCTATAACATTATCATCAAAATCTGTTCCAGTTAGTTGATCATTGACAAAGTTGGCTACTAAAAATAATTCAGGATCATCTGCAAAAACTACTTGAGAACCTGCTTCTGCACTAGCTAATGTAGCTGCGGCATTTATTTTTTTACTACGTAAAGCATTTGCAACTTCATCATTTTTATCTTTAGCTGTTTTTTTAAAATACGCATCAACTCCTGATCCAATATCTGTAAAAACTTTTTTAGCTCCAGAAGCTACTGTTAAAAAAGGAGCAACATCTACAGCAAGTTTTCCTGTAATTCCTTCTGGAGATTGAATTTTATCTCCATCATAAATATCTTTACCGACAAGAGGACGTACAACAGATGAAACGCCTGCTTGTATATCTTCATCAGTAGGTAATTGTTCTTCAGGAATTTTTACATACCCCATTCCGGGCACAAATGTACCACCAGTAAAAGATGTAAAATCTCTAGCAAGAGTTAAAGAACCTGTTGCAAGTTCATCAACAATTCCTCCTAAAGTTCTACGAGTATTTTTTAAAGGAATATCTTCATAATATTCCTCCATCTCTTCTTTAGTTAAATTATTTTTTTTTCTAAACTCTTCGAGTAAAGCATTTAATTTAATTGACATAATGATTAACTATTAGGATCAAAGTTTCCAAGAATTCGTCCTAAAGAAAGAACTGCTTTTGTTTCTGTTTCTGCAAATAACTCTTTTTGTAAGTTCCTAACAAGTCGTTGTTCAGATTTAGGTAGTGTATTAAAATTACTATTTAATATATTTATATCATTTTTATTATCTGTTAATATCTCATAAGCTTTAGGAGCTTGTTGTGCTAATATTTTGAGGGAAGCAGGGTCTAAAGCTATAGCGTCAATTTCGGTACTGTATTCTCCGGTACGTATATTTTCAGTTAAAGTATATAATGCTCCTTTTTGATATTGTCCTGCTAGTTCTTTGTAATTAACTTCACCAGTTGATTTTCTTACAGTTTCATCAACCATATTTTCAATCATTTCTTTTTTATCAGGAACAGAAATATTATTATCAAGAGCTAATCTTTGTAAACCTTCAACATTGTTTATAATTGTATCGGATACATCTGAAATACCCATTGATTCTCGTTTAAATCTTTTTAATCCGTCTTGCCATTGTTGTAGTTTTTGAGGATTCGTTTTAGATGGTTTGTCACCCCTTGCTATTGTATAGTTCCTTTCAATTTCATTTAATTTAAATTCAGAAGCTAAAACTTCTGCCTTAAGCTGTAATCCTAAAATAATTTCTTGAGCTTTAGAAGCTGTTTGAGTACTGTCTGAAAATTGAGCGGCTGCTCGTGCTCTTGCCTGTGGATTTTCTGCTAAATAAACACTTTCCGATAATAAAGTAGAAAAATCTTTTTGATTAATTTTTAATCCTAAGATATCTTCTCTAACTGGAACTGCATTTTCAATAGCCTGTGCTTCTTTCTGTGTGAATGTTTTAATTCTTTTTTGATCATTTACAAAATTTTCTTTAATTTTTTGTAAATTAGGAGCTTCTGTTCCCATACCAATTTTACTAAACATTTTATGAACTAAACTTGTATTAGAAGGATTTAAAATCTTTTCTTTTTGACCATCATAATAATCCATGTAAGGTTTTTGAAACTCTTCTTTTACAGTAATTCCTCTATCAACACCTTTATATCTATCTTCAAGGTCTTTCTGATACTTTTCAGCTTCTGTTTTTTTCCAATTTAATTTATACGTTTCAATCTCATTACTTGACAGGTTCATAATGTCTTTATGTTGTTTGTGTTCATTCTCAAAATCTCTGTCAAGTTTATCTTCAAAGTATACTAACGCACCATTTTTTTGAAGCTGATCATATTCTGTTTGTAGTTTTGTTCTTTTATCCCATTGAGCATTTAACTTTGCAACTTCTAAGTCTTTATTTTTTTCAAGTTCTTTTAAATTTTTAACAACCTTTGCTTGCATGTTAGCTTCTTTTGCATTAAAAAATAAACTAGCAAGCAATACATTACGTGCTCGGTTATCACTTTTTCTATTACCAGTAATGTAAGCAGATGCAATATCTGCAAAACTTGATCCTGAACTTCTTCCTAATAAACTTTTATAATCGTCTGCCATATTATTTCTCTCTTGATAATAAACTATTTTGTGATTCTTGTTGTACTCTTTCTAATAAACTTGGCGAAAGAGTTGTTTCTTCAATAACTTCTCTTACATCTTGAGGTACAGATTGTGGGCTTACTTTATCAATAGCTTGTCGTTTTAACTCATCTAATTGACTAAGACCACCTTTTAATTTTTCAATATGTTGATCAGCATTTATTTCGTCAGGAACTTCATCATCTCCTGCTTCTAGTTGATATTCTATTTCTGCTTTTTCAGCTAATGCCATAATCATATACATAGTCGGCTCCATTAATAACATCATAGTATCAGGACTCCACTTACCTTCTAAAAATCCTGAGTACAAAGTTATTGAAGCTATATCTATTACACCAACTCCATTGTTTAAAGACATTAACATATTTGTTGTAGTTTCTGGAACTGTTAAATTCTCAAACACATACAACATTGCTTCTTTAGGACTAGCATATTCTGGGGGCTGCTCCCATCGATAAGGTTGATCAGGAGAGTTTGTTAAACTTTGTCCGGGAATAGGTCTTCCTCTTTCAAGACTACCTTGAATAAAATTAATTGCTTTTTCTGAAACTGCCATAGTATTGTCCTGTATTAACTATACATCCTTGCTTGTTCTTGTAAATAGAAAGGAGATAAAGTTCCGTAAAGTAAACTTTGTTGTGCTTGTTGAAAATTTTGAATACCTGATTGTGGCATAGATGTATTTAAATCTGCCATATATGCTGCTTGCGTTTGTTCTTGTACTGGAGCAGGCATTATTTCTCCTCCTATAAAAGGTTGTTCAGGAGTTCCTGAAACTGCATCTAGTGCTACATTTGTGACAACACTTTTAGTAACATCAGGTACAAAATCTTTACCAATATATTCTTTAATTCGTTTTCCTCCGTCTGGAGTAAAAAAATCTTTTGTTTTATCTACTAAAGTTTTTGAACCAGTATCAGCAACAGTTTTAGCCGCATCTGCAGTTTCAAATAAAACTTGTTCTTTTCCAATAGCATCACCTGCTACTTTACTTGGATCAATTTTTGGAGCAATTTCATTTACAGCACTTGTGACATCGCCTTTACTAAACGGATTTAATTTATTTAATCCCGTTTGCATACTTTGAAACCATTGAGTCTGTCCAAACAAAGCATTTGCTCCTCCCCAAAATATCATAGATAATCCAATACCACCAAGAATTCTACCTATTTTACTTTTAAAAAGTTTCTTGACTCCTTTCTTTATTTTTCTTCCAACTTTTCTTAAAAATCCCATTTGTTTCTCCTATCCTAATCCTAATCCTGATCTATATGAATTACCTAATGATGTCAACAGACTATTTAAATAATCATCATACCTTTCGCCCGGCTTACCTTCATTAGCAATTGCTGTAGAAATAATTTGAGCTTTTCTATTTTCTTCATTTTCTACTGCTCTAAAATCAAAGTCTGCTTGATCTCGTAATTCTTGACCTAAGAACGCTAAAGATTGTGAAGACATGCTAAAAGCATTCATTGCATTTTGCATATTAACTTGATTTTGTGCAGCAGTATTTAAGGTATTTGTTTGTCTTCTATATTGTACATTAGAGGCTTCAACTGCTGCAGCATTCTGAGCATTCCATTGATTTTTTGCAAAGTCTTGCTGTGAATTAAACTGCTCTACTTGTGTAAGTAATTGAGCATTAAATTTATTTACATCAGCTTCTCGATTTGCTCGTCTAGCTTCTGCAGCATTTTGTTGAGTTGCATTAAACTGTTGAACAGCATTCATTTGTGAAGTATTATATTGATTCATATTTGCTTCTAAACTTGCCATAAATTGATTAGTTTGATTTTCGCTAGCTGAATTAAATTGAGAAGCAGCGTTTTGTGCAGACTGATTTGACAATACTCTTTGTTGTTCTTGTTGAGCTTTTAATACATTTGCTTGCTGTTGATTATTTAAATTTGCCATATCCATACTTAAAAAAGCTTGAGCATTTCTAATTTTTGTTTGTTGATTAAAATTAGCTTCTGTTAAATTTGCTTGAGATAATAAAGCAGCATTTTGTAAAATTGCTTGTTGTTCATTACTTGCTTCTGTTAAAGCTACTGTTTGTAAAAATTTACTATTAAATAAAGTAGTTTGTTGATCTGCACTAAACTGTGCCATATCCATTTTAAAAACATTATCAGCATTTTTTAAAGCAGTTTGCTGTGCTCTTTGTGCATTTGCTTCTGACTCAGCAGCCTCTATGCCTCTTTGTTGTGTTGCTGCTTGTTGTAGTGCAGTTGCATTACTTTGAGCAAGAGGCATCGCAGCTTGAATAATAGAATTAAATAAAGCATCTCGTCCTACAGTAGAAGCACTTAAACCTCTAGCTGCTAACATCTGTTCAACTTTAGCTACTGCAGGATAAGCCCATACAGGTATTTCTCCATTTTCTATGCCTTCTAATAAACCATTTAATTGCCCTGTAACTAAAATATCTTTATCAACTCCAGCTAATATACCTCTTTCTTCTTCTGTAAAATCTGTGAGCCTATCTTCAAGAGCTTCTATATCATCACCAATTTCAGTAATTTGATCTTCTGTAAGACCTGCATTCCTTAATTGTTTTTTAGCCCTAGTAATTTTTCTTAAGCTTGTACCTGCATTAACTGCTGCTGTAGATTTTGCACCTTCACTAAGAGTACCTATAACTTTTTCAGCTAAAGCTCCTTCTGGTATTTCTACATCTGCTCCTTCAATTGGAGGAGTTCTTTCTACTCCTGCAGCTTCTGCAATAGCATTATCTGAAACTGTGCCTTCAGCAGCTTGCACATCTACTGTTTCATCTACAGTTGTTGCATCCATTTTAGCTGCGGTTATAGCCGTTGGAGTTTCAGCTTGTGCAACATCTGTTACTGTAGAAACTGTCTCTGTTGTCGGCTGTGCAGCAGTACTACCTACAACATCTGTAGAGTCTGCCATTTCTGTTTTTGATTGTTTTGTTAAAGGATCATCTGCATCTACTTTAATGGCATCAGGTATTTTAGCAGTATCTGGAACTGTACCAGCTTTAGCTTCTTCCATAGTTTCTGCAGTACGCGAAATTCTTTCTTTTCTTTTTTCAGGATCAACTATAGGATCAGGCTCATCTCCAATTTCACCTTGTTTTTTTGCTGCTGCTTGTCTAGCTTTTAATTTATTATACTCCTCAGTCATTTTTTGATTATATGCTGTCGTAGATTCTGATTCTGTTGTGCCTGAACTAGTATCTGGTGGAGGGTTATTTTCTTGATAAGTTTTTGTAAATGCTTCTTTAGATGCGGCTTCTGCTTCATCTTGAGTACCAGTCTTACGTTCAGATTCTCCTCCACTATCATAACCTACACGACCACCATAAGTATAGTCTTGTCGAGTTCCTTTATTATACCTTTTTCTTTGTTTAGTTTTATTTTTCATTATTTAACCTCGAAAAGCTTGTCAAGTTTCTCTTCAATCTTGTCCAACGTATCAAACACTCTAGTCATATCATCCTTTAGTTCTTGTTTGGTTACGTATTCTTTTGCCATTTCTTCTC